TAACGTGGACGTTATTCTTGACGGCACGGAGGAGGAAATCACGCTCCTCCATGAATTGCTTGTCCTCCCAGAAGTCCTGGGGCGGTTGGCAAATGTAGGCGTAGCAGAATGTATGCAGGATGTCCCATTTGCGTTGGGAGGGATTAAAATGGGGCTTCATCAAAATTAAATCCTGATTTATTAAACAATACACTTTTTAATTCTTCCTTCGGAGCGGATGCCATTACACGCATTTTTGCAATAGGATTAAACCCATCCTCAGTAGCAAATCCACATCCATCGTGCATTTCAAAAATAAATGGCTCTTTGAATGGAGATGGCCTCCCTCCTGTTTCGACTTCTTTTATTTTGCGAACATGAATCTCGGTTTTCCTCCAATCAAACTCGTGGTTTGGCTTACGGTGTATCGTAAGAAAATCATCAGCCTTTGCGGCGAACATACTCCCTTGTTCTGTATCAGCCATTAATGGAGCCATAGGAAATCCATCCGGGTCCTTTGCTCTCATTGCTCCTGTTCCAGGATGGGCATTTACATAGACACTAACTTTATTCGCCTTTGCCCAATATCGAAAAGAATTTAGTGCGCTGTAGTGATATTGATAGGCATCCTTTGCTGGAACATCAAGACTGTTATAGGTGTCAATTAAAACACTTTGGACGTTATGCTTGGCATGAACAGCCGAAAACATTTGTAATACTTGCTCGTAGCTGTAACTTTCTGTGTTGTCTATGATGAAAAAATGTTCTTTCACAAAATCATAGGCTTCCTTCCTCTGCGCAGGAGATTGTTGTTTAATCGGACGATTCCAATAAAACTCCACCATCTTAGTCCTCATGCCTCCTGCCGAGTTCTCAGAGCAAAGCATAACCCACTTCCATTTGTGCTGAATGGCTGTCAGTATAGACAAGTACCATAGCACCACCGTTTTACCGACGTTTGCATGGCCGTTCACAATTACAAGGTTTCCTTGTTTAAATACAAAGTATTCATCAAGTTTTGGAAACCCAGTTGTAAGTCCTCTCTTGAATGTTCCATTAACAACAGAATCAAAATATTTATCAATATCATCCTCCTTAGCAAGAAATGATAGGGATTCAACATCAATTTCCGTTCTTCCTTCCGGTCTTGTAAAGGATGGTTTTATAGAGGGCTCTGATTGTTCCGGCTTTTTTTCTCCATAGCCTATTGCAGAAAGTTTCCTTGCAGCCTCCGCATAATCCCCGTTACACTCTAACAAAGTAAATACGTGCCAAGGACGATAGGCTTTTTCGGGTTCAAATAGGGTGGAAGTTGTAAATACACTAAACCACCCTAATTCCTTATCATAATTTCCAGAAGTAGCAGCATGAGTGTCTCCTGGTCTTTTAAGATTAATTTTTTGACCCGCCTGACCAACAATAACCCACCCATGTGATTCTAACAGCTCTAACACATCACCTCTGTTGTTATAATCATCCCCCGGAGAAATTCCCGTACTTGATGTATTGTGTTGCTTAATCTCCCTTGGAATTGATGGCTCAACAATAATATATTCATTTAGCTGTCTTGCACAGGAAAACAATATCTCTCGCTCATCCTCGGAAATCGTTTTTATGTCGGATATACTTCCATAAACAATCTCATAGCCATCGGTGGGAGGAATAACGATTTGCCCCCCCTCTCCACGTGTTTCAATCAACACTCTCACTTTATCGTGAGGATTGGCCGCCATTTCTTCCTGCGTAGTAAATCTCCTTGCAAGTTTAAGATTGCCCTCAATCACTGGGCATCGATAGATAAAATGATACCCTCCGCTGCGAGTGCGATTGACAACAAGTTTGGACAAGAGAGATTTGCTTGCCTTAGCAATGAGCGATTTGTAGGATTCAAATAATTTACCATCCAAGCTGTACTTTTGGTCAATGTCTATTACCTCAATGTTTCCACTGATGCTTCCGGTGGCCAACCCAATCCCTCCGAGTTTTGGGAATTTTGACAAATCATAAATCGTCTTTGTCTTTTGCCAATCCTTTGCAAGCGGAATTTTGTTGCCATCAACAGGAATTATTTGCAATCCCTCTATGGCTTGTATTTGTAAAAACTTTTCAATAGACATGATTCGACCTGTTATTCATTTCCCTTGCTTGTGCCTTCGTTACTCTGTGTGTTGGACTCACGATGCGAATATCATCCGAGTATTCTTGAAACGTGTAGCTGCCTCGATACTGCCAATGGTGAATCCAAGCAAGTTCCTCGCTGGAAACTTTATCAAGCCCTTTTTTCAAAAGGCGGAACATTTGTGCATCCCCCTCCTCCTTGGACATCGTGAGTGATTTGTTAAACTCGCCCCCATCAAAGTCTTTAAACCAATTAGTCTGAATCTTCTGCTTCCAGTTTACTACCTTTTTACCATGACTATCCCTCCAATCGTGGTCATTGTAATGGTTAAACGCTTTACGAATCTGATTGTCTGGATACCCCTTTTCTCGAAAGTGGGCTAACACCTCTTCAAGACTTGGAGGAATAAACTTTTTCTTTCCCCCACTATTATCTGGTTTATCATTTGGTTTATTATCTGTAATACATTTGATGTCCTCATCAACTCCATTTGATGTAGAACACAAATCGATTTGAGAATCTAAAAACAAAGATTCGTTAGCAAAAGCATACCAAGAACTTCTTTCATATCCGTTTTTGTGATAGTTTCCCTTTACTAAAATTCCTTTTGAAACAAGGGAGTCTAAGCACTTTCTAATTTGCCAAGTAGTTAGATATGGAAATATCTCTTCAAAAGCTCTTACAGAATTATAGGTCCACGTTTTTCCATCGTGATTGTGGTTTTTGTTTGCTTTGTTCTTGACTATCCAAAACTGAAAGTTTTTAATCATAATCGCTTCATGCAGCCCATATCGTTGGGCGTGATGAATGTTAAATAAATGTTCCACCTTTTTATTTTTAGTGTTGAACAATTGGTTGACAAGCCTCGATAAACGCCTTTAGCATATCATAATTCAACTCTCCCTCATGAATTAGTTGCTTTGGGTCGTCATAAGCAGGACTATAGTGATATACCTGAAATGTAATAGGCTTGTAATGTGAGTGTTTTGTAAACCGATACTCTACTCCGGTTGCATCATCGACTTGGTTTTGGTCGATTGATTGCACTGTTGCTGTTATCATAAAATTTTGTTAAAAAAAATGTCCTTTGTTCGCCGTTCGGGGTAGAGGACCCTACTAAGCGGACAAAGGACAATTAGTATTTTAGAACCCGGAGCCTCTACTCTCCGGCCTTTCGGCTCTGCAAAGATAGGAATAGTTATTTCACAATTCCAAAATTATTTTACGCTAACCTTGACGGGTCTATATCCTCTTAAAAAATCTTCAACATAAAATTTAGCCTCATCCATCCCAACTGGTCTTGATGCAACCGCATATCCTTCTAAACTTGTTGGAGCAAATTTAGAAGTTTTGTTTTGAGTTGCGGACACCATAGGAACTCCTTCAGCCTCTACTAAATATGGGCCTTTATATCCCTGACCGCTTGGATTGTATCTTCCGTAATCTAAAGGCGTTCCTTTTGCATAAAAAAGTCTTGGATTAGCAGCTTTTTTTAAATTTATTCCACCCTCTACTCCTCTTTGGGCCAATTCGCTAAATTCTTTTCCCGCTTCCGACCCACCAAACCCTTGTAAATTTTTAGTTTCTGTATTGACAATGTTTCTAAGGTCAGGACTTCTATGATAATATGCTTCTGGGTTTGGTTTAAATGTCCAAGGAGCCTTTTTTAAATAATACGAATAAAGGTTTTTGCCAAACTTTTTTGCTATTGGCCTTACATAAGGCGCAGCAGCTTTAATGCCTTTAGCTATCGCCTCTCCTGCAATTAAGCTAACTCCGGTTTGCTCTGCCGTTTTTGCAGGAGTGATACTAAAGCCTTGGCCGGGCATTGGTTCCTCTCCAAGTGTCAATACTTTTCCAATTGTTTCGCCAGCGCTTCCGGGTTTTTGCCCAAAGCGTATAGCTTTAAACGGAACTGGGCCTTGTGCTTTACCAGATGCTTTGCGTTGCTCAATAGGAATGTCTTTCATCTGCTCTTTTAGCTGCTCAAGCGTAGCTTGTCCTTGATAGCCAGGTTGATTGCCCAAGGCAACATTTAAAAACTGCTGCTGATTGAGCGGAGAAATCTCCGGCCTCATAAAGCCAAAGCTAACATTCTTCGCCTCCTCTTTTTTTAGCCTTCCCCCAGGCCCATCTTTAAACTTATTGTCTGCCATAATGCAAATTTACTATTTTTCCCAATAAACTTCCTCGCCCCTCCTGTAATGCTTCATGTTCTCCTTGGCCTTGTGATTGACAAAGTGTTTCTCCTTGTACACCACATAGTTATTCGGAAACAGAACAAACTGTCCGCTGTCAAGCTGAATGAGGGAAAGGGGCTTGTGTTCCGCAGGATAGCGGCTGTAGCCGTCCTTCCAATCCACAATTATTCCTGTGTGCCTCCCGTTAGGGCCGGGGTCAAGCATTCCTGTCGCCTCAAGCCCCTCAAGGAACGGCATATAAACGGCCTCTATTTCCTCCCCCATTCCGCCCCAAGGCATCAGCATTTCAGGGCCGTAACGGAAATCTTCCGTACAGGAAATGGCGTGGAGAGGAAGTCCGCTCCAATGCGCCCCTGATTCCAGGAAAACATGGCAGGAAAGCGTTTGATACTCCCGGCAATATATCCCGTGCCACACAGCCTTTGTGCTCCCCTCCGGCATATCAGGGCCGAGGAACTTGTTGTTCACATTCACATAGAAATGGAACGGAAGGGATGTGTGTTTGGGCATAGGTTAAGCCATTCTTTGTAATGCCTGATATTGAGCCTGCCGTTGTGGGGCTTGAGCAAGGTTATTCAGAAGGTATATGATTTGGTCTTCTGAAAGACCTGATTCTTTTAGTTCTTTGTATGACCCCATATCATTTAGTTTTCCGCTTTCAACAGCTTTTTGAACACTTTCTTTTGTGTATTGTTTATTTTGAGGCGTTCCTCTGTCAATCAATCCCTTTCTTAAAGCCGTTGTCCTCGCCCTAACCTCAGTGGGCATTTGGAGATATTCGTCTCGCATATCCCCAGAATACCTTTTCATTGCTTCTCCAAGCCCCTCATATTCTTTAGGGTTGTATTGTATTGGCCTTTTGTTTTCTGGAAGAGCATTGTAATACTTTAAAAGTTGCTCATTAGTTACGAAGTCTCGGTATTTTTCAGGATTTGTAAACGCTCTTCTTATGTAATAATCCTCATCAGCTCCTTGTCCTGCCGGAGCTGGTCTTATTCCCGCTAACTCCATATTCTGTCCAACAATACCTCTTATTTGATTAAGACGAGTGGCTTGTTCGGCCATTTTTTGTTTAGCAACATTGGGTTCTGACCCCGGAATCATTTCGTAAAACTCTCGCCCATACTTTTCTTGGCTTAAAGGAATCATTGCATGAGAATACTCATGGAATCTTACAGGAGTGCTTTGAGCCATAGCAGAATCGGCAAAAGTTATTTTACCATCTTTATAAACGCCTCCTTCTCCAGTAAATCCTCTGTTTATAATTCTTGGCTGAACAGCTTCGACATTACCAATCATTCGATTGTATCGGCTTTGTATTTCAGCATCTTTTTCTGGGCTGCTTCCATAGCGATAATTTGGCCCATGAACCTCCCTTCCAAGCCTTTCAATAAATCCTGGCTGTTGCATATATTGAAGATACTCTTTGTTAATGCTTTTTGGCAGTTTAACCTGAATATCTTCGTCCTTTTTGTTTATTCCATAGACTTGCTCTCCTTGCTGATATAGTTTATTCAGCCGATTTTGACGGATTTTGTCAATTAAATTAGGGAAAAAATCTGCGGCTTTCTGCCCAAAAGAAGGCTCTTGCTTGTTCCTCCAAAAGACTGTAGGCTTATTGCCATTTTCATCTTCCGGCCTCATAAACCCAAAATCTGTATTCTGTGCCATAACGCAAAGTTACATAATCCTGCCGTTCTTTATTCGCTTGTTCTGAACGTCCACGTTCCCTTGCTCGTCAAGCGTAATAAGGGCCACCCCGTTGGGAGGATTGAGTCTCTTGAAAGTGTAGCCACCAGTTGTTTTTCTTCTACCATTTAGACAAGCAGATATTTTAGTAGCCGTAACATTGAGGGCAGCAGCAGCCTTGTGTATTCCATCATAAACGCCAACCTGAACGCCATCTTTGTAGGCAGAAACTTCCCCCATAAAATTGTAATTCCTGCGACCATACATAGGGTTCTTTTCTCCGGTTCGTTCTTTTAATAGTTGAACCAAATGAGCTGCAGGCTTTATCCCTTTATGTGATTCGCTTAGTTTTCTCCTAAGTTCTTCTGTATAGACAATAGGGTTGTTTTTGCGGTGTTCGCTCATTTGCTTTCGCCTTTCAACTGAAAGAACCCTGCCTTTATTGGCGGCACTCAACCTTTGCCTGTGCTGTTCTGTAAAAACTATATTGGCCAAACCGTCCCCTCCATCTGTAAGATTGCATAATGGTCCAGTACCAAGGTTTTTTCTGCCATAAAGTTTTATGAACTCAATTTCTTTCTGTTTGGCAAATTCAAAGTCAATGTCGTCAAAAAGAATCTCAACAATATATTCGGTCTTGTCCGCAATTTTTTTCCAAAACTTGCTTCTACGACAAGCATACTTATCGTGAGCTCTTTTGTACTCTTGGTCGTTTCCTATTCCAATGTAGAAAGGCTCATTCTTATCAAGCCTTATGTGCCTGTAAACGTATGCCATTATAGCATTTTCCCGTTTTTAATTCTTTTGTTTTGCACATCTACTTTGCCTTCTTCGTCAATAGTGATGAGAGCCACTCCGTGATTCCACGAGTTAATTGGCATATATAATGGATGTAAATCGCATAAACATCCTACGGACCAGGTGGTAGTCATGTACCCATTGATGTCCGTTTCGGAATGCTCCGAATTTTTATGGAAATGTCCACAGATGGCATTGGCTTTAGCCCGGAGATACAATCCCCTTGCCACGTTCACAGGAGACGCTATCCCGGAAGGAAACTCATGTCCATGAGCTATGTTTAAATTGCCGGCCTTAATTATCCTCTTATCCCCCACGAATTCAAGAGGGAACTTATTCCCCAGACGTTTCCGAAGGATGTTCTCAAGCGTTATTTCCTTCATTTCCTCCAAGTCCTGTAGCCCACTCATCTCCCCCATCTTCTGCCAAAGGAAGTGCTCGAAACGTTCATCATGGTTCCCCATTTTAAATATCACGCCATCACGAGGCTTCAGAGCCACGTATATGGCCTTCAGAAGTTCAATGCCTGTCCTTATCTCCTCCGCAGGAGAACGTTTGTCGGGGTCTTTCAGGAAGCGTGAGAGGCCATAGAAGTCGAAGAAGTCCCCTCCTATGACGACAATTGTCGGCTCATGCGCTTTAAGCCACTCCAAAGCCGCTGTGAGCGCCTCTATGCTGTGATAGGGACAATGTATATCAAAAAGGGCTGCAATTCGCTGCGGCCCTTCTATAACGTGCGGAACGTATTCCTTTTCCTCGCTCGGCGGGAGGCTATACGGATTGTAAGGCCGGGGCGTTTCCATAACGAAAGTTTTGTCTATTAGCCGTTTTCTGTTTTTTGTTCCTATTTTCCCTTCAACGTAGCGCAACGAGGCCCTTGCGTCCTCTACGTCCACAAACAGAAGGGGGTGGGCCTCGCACATTATCCTTGCCAGCTTCTTTGTAGGCATTTCCATTCCGTATTTGTCACGGAAAGAACGGGCCACTTCTGTTTTTCTCATTGCGTAATGTGTTGAAACACAAAATTAAGCAGAAAAACAAAAAGGAAGGCCATTGGCCTCCCCCTTTTTTGCTCATGAAAACAAAGCAAAACGAAAATTCTATGTGTTACAGGGGCAAATATAATGAAAAGCCCATTACACATTCCTTGTCATTTTCTGTCAATGTTGAACAAGGAAATAATCAAGGCCCAAAAGGCAGCCAATATTAAAGCCGCTTTCTTCCAAAAGGAATGTCCCTTTTTGGCCTCTGTTTCCCTTGTTTCCAATTCCTGAATGCGTTCTTGTTGCTTCCTCAGCCTGTCTTCCAAGGCCCATTTCTTTCTCAGCAGCTCTGTCTGCTGGCGTTCAAGGAAGACAATTTCCTTCTCAAGCTGTTTAAGAGCTCTCTCCGTTCCGTTCCCGTTCCTCATTGGCAATAAGACGTTCTAAATACCATTTGGCCTTCCTGAGGTCCTCAAGGCCGTTCTTTTTCTTGTAGCGTAACAAATATTTCAGGACATTGCCTTCCACGAAGTCCATGTTGTACGCCTCTATGATGTTAATGGCTTCGTAAACATTTCCCTTTCCCCCATAATGGGCGGGGCTATCAATGGCCTCTTTTTGTGCTCTCATTCCTTCTACAAGCCTGCTTACAGTTTCCTCAAGCCCTGGGAGTGTAATGTCTGTTTCCTCCTGTTTGTCAGGAAGGCTATTAAAAAAGGCTGAAATAACGTCTCCCATGTCCTTATTCCTCTCCCTCT